TAGGCCCTCGGCGGCTATGAATTGGTTGGAAGCTATTCTGCCAACCCCCGTCGGGGCGCTGACTGACGCTGCAGCCCATGAAGGCAGCAGAGCTCTGTGCGACCCTTGGGGTCTCCCGCCGCACCCTGACGACCTACCTCGCTGCCGGCTGCCCTCACGAGCGCCGCGGGGCTGGGCCGCGGGCGCCTCTCGTCTTCGACCTGGCGAAGGTCAAGGGCTGGATCAGGAGCACGGCGAGGTCTGGCGACGTGGGCCGCCCCCCGGAGGGTGCGGAGCCCCTCGGGCGCCCCTCTGGACGAGCTGACGAGGAGCTTGACGCTGCTGACCTCGCCGAGGAGATCCGTCGAGTCAACCTCGCGATCAAAGAGCTTGAGAAGAAGAAGCGGGAGCGGATCGAGGCCGAGGCCCTCGGCGAGCTCGTGCCCTACGAGGACGTGAAGCGCGCCTGGGGCGCCCAGGTCGAGGTCGTTAAGACCCGCCTTCGTTCACTGCCCTCGCTGCTGTCTCAGCGCATGGAGGGCATGAGTTACGACGAGCGGCACGATCTGCTTGAGCGGGAGTTTCGGCGCGTGCTGGAGAGCTTCGCGCGGGAGGAGCTGGCACTGTGAGGGTTTGCAGACGCTGTGGTGGTGCCGAGTGCGAAGGGTGCGGTGGTTGCCCTTGTTTCTTCAACTCCCCCTCGTGCGAAACGTGTAGCGGCGGGGTCTCTCCGCACCCCCTCACCCCTCACGGGATCGCAGCAGCGAATCCCTTGCTCCCGAAGGATCCAGCGAACCCCAAGTGCTGCGTCTGCGGGGGACCCCAGGCGGGCGCGATCACGGGTAAGTGGTGCTGCGTCTGCGGCAGGGGCTCGGCGTGAGCGAGAGCGCCCCGACTCCAGTCGAGATCATGGCGGCAGGCCTATCTAGCGGGCACCGCGGAACCTTTGAGCTGGCTTGCATTCTTGCTGGGCGCCAAGACTTGATCCCATGCCCTGGCTGCGACTTCGTCCCGGCTGGGTGTAGGTGCTCATGATCGACCGCGAGCGAATGCGCGCCCTCCGCGCCCTGCGGTCTGGCGCCCTCGGTAGGCCTGACCCCGCCGAGCTGCTGGAGGTCTTCGGGCCCGAGGCGCTGCTTGAGGCGCTGGCCAGCAGGGGGCCCGGTTGCGGGGTTTGTGCTCAACGCACCCTTGGCAAGAAGGGCCCGCATTGGCACTGCCACGAGTGCAAGCGCCTTTGCCTTGATCGCCGTTGTGGCCACCCGCAGCGGATCCCTGAGTCGTCCTGGTGCTTCGTGTGCCTGGCAAAGATTCGGGCAATCGAAGAGCCCAAGGCCTTCAGGAAGTATCCAGGGAAGTGGGCCCCGGCATTCCCGACCACCGAAGAAGAGTTTGAGGCCAACCGGCACCTCTTCAGGGCCTGTCTATGAGCCTCGCCTGGGTCAAAGACCTGCAGCAGCTCTGGGAACCCCCGCCCGACCTCGGCGGCTGGGAGTGGGCCGACACCTTCCGCGTGCTGGGCCCCGACGAGAGCGCAGACCCGGGCCCGTGGAGGTCCCTCGGCTGGCAGAAGTATTTCCTCGAGCTCTTGGCCGACCCGAGCGTGGACTGGGTCGTGTGCCTCAAAGCCGCACAAATGGGGATCAGCGAGCTCGTGCGCTGCGCAATCGGCCGCTGGGCTCTCCTCGATCCGGGCGACGTGCTCTGGGTCATGAGCGCGGAGCTCCCGGCGACGAAGGCCATGGAGAAGCTCAAGGCCATGTTCCGCAACACGCCCGCGCTGCAGCACCTGCTGCCGGCGCCGGGCGGGCAGCGGGGGCGGCGGCGGAAGAACTCGATCAACGAGCTGATCCTCACGAACGGAATGCGGATCGTGATTGGCTGGGCGGGCTCGCCGGCCTCGCTGGCCTCGGATCCCTTCCCCCGTGTGATCTTGGACGAGACGGGGCTCTATCCCTCGAAGGTCGGCAAAGAGGGCTCACCGATCGGCCTGGCCGAGGAGCGGACCAAGACCTTCGGGCGGCGGCGGAAGATCGTGCTCTTGAGCAAGCCGGCGCACGCAGACGACCTGATCTGCACCGCGCACGACGAGTGTCTCGACAAGCGGCAGCGGCACCTGCCCTGCCCCGAGTGCGGCGAGTTGGCCCCGCTGGAGTGGGAGCGAGTCCGCTGGCTGGACTCCGAGGGCTGCGAGCAGAGCGCCGCGACCTCGCCAAGCGACCCGACTTTGCGGATCCTGCTAGCGGCGCACGTCGAGCGCACGCAGAGCGCGTGGATCGAGTGCCCCTCCTGCCTGGGCAAGCTGCGCGACGTGCGCGGAGCCGACGAGGACCCGCGGGCCGCCTGGGTCAGGACGACCCCCGGGGAGCCCTCGCGCCGGCGTGCAGTCCACATAGACGAGCTCTACCACTGGAGCCGCAGCACCTCGGACCTGGTCGCTCGCTACCTACGGGCTGTGAAGCCAGGCGACGTTCAGAACTTCTTCACCGGATCCCTCGGACGCCCCTACGAGCAGGAGCGCGGCTCCCTGACGGCCGCCCTCTTCGAGCGGAAGGCCGTGCACAAGGCGGGCGTGATCCCGGCCTGGGCGACGGCTCTCGTCTCGGCAGCGGACACCCAGAAGGACCACTGGTGGTTTGTGACCCGCGCCTGGGGCCCTGGCGGCCGCTCGCGGCTGATCGACTTCGGCCGCGTCGAGACGACCGACGAGCTTCGCGAACGCGCCCTGGAGAGGCGCTGGCCGATCGAGGGCAGCGACAAGACAGCCTCGGCTGTGCTCCTGGTCGTGGACGCCGGCGGTGGCACCGCGGGCGGCTCGCTCGAGGGCTCCCGCTCACAGGTCGTCTACGACTTCGCGGCCACGACCCCGCACGTCCGGGCGCTGAAGGGCTCTGGGGCCAAGAAAGGGGCCCAGGAGGGGAAGCCGATCACGTTCACGGTGATCCGCTTCGGCGACGACAAGGAGAAGCAGGTTGAGCTCGTCCAGCCCCACGCGAACTACTGGAAGGACCAGACCGCAGCCCTTTGCCGCAGCGACTCCTGGGAGGAGACAACACAGGCCGCAGACCCCGTCTACCTCCAGCAAATGTGCGGGCAGCGGCAGGTCTACGAGCAGCTCGCGAGCGGCGAGGGCAAGTGGGTCTGGCGGAAGCGGCGAGGCCGCCCCGACCACCTCTGGGACTGCAGTTACATGTGCGTCGTGGGAGCCGAGCTGCTAGTCGCAGGAGACCGCGAGTCGATCCGCGAGATCGCCCAGCAACAGACACGAGAGCGGCAGCTGTATGCCGACGACGAGGACGACGAAGACGACTGGCTAGACCCCTACACGGACGGGTGGTGATAAGTGGCTGCGAAGAAGAAGGAACCGACGAAGAAGGAGCTCGCCACGCGAAAGGCGAAGGCTCTCGCCGAGCAGAAAGCAAAGCTGGCGAAGGAGGCCGAAGCGCGTGCTGAGCGAGAGGCTGAGCGCACGCGGCGCGAAGCTCTTCCGCCGCATGTCTTGCGAGAGGAGCGCCGGCTTGTGCTTGCTCGGCTCGCCGCTGGCGTCGACGAGAAGAAGACGCATGCGGAGAAGCTGGAGGACAAGCGGAAGGCCGACTTGAAGCAAGTCGACAAGAAGCACAAGGCGGCGCTGAAGAAGGTCAAAGACTTCGAGCGTGGCGCCCTGGCCAAGGCGCGGAGCGAGCTCAAGGCGGCACTGTCGGCCCAAGGCGAGCTCATGGCTCAGCACGTCGACCGAGGCCTAGTCTCAGCCGAGAACGGCGCGAGGGCTCTCGTGAACCGAATCGCCCGGGGGGTGGAGGCACAGAAGCGCGACCTCGCCAACGCCAAGGAAGTGCTCAAAATCGCGAAGAAGAAGGGCACGGAGGTCACCCGCCAGGTCAAGGACCAGGTGGCGGAGGCCCAGTCCCGGCTGCAGGAACTGGTCCAGGAGGGGGAGGAGGCCAGCAAGGCCTGGGAGAAGGCGCGAGACGCGCTCAGCAAGGCGGCCAAGGCGGCCTTCTCAACTTCGGAGCGGGCCTAGTGACCGAGGAAGAGCCCCTGGCCCCCAAGGTTGAGGAGGGCAAGGAGGGGGTGCGGGTCCTCTACGAAGGGCGCGTACTTCGCGGCAAGGGCCCGCCGCGCTTCGTCCGCCGCGTGCTGCCGCCGCCGATTCGGTGCCCCTACTGCGTGCACGAGGGGCGAGTGGGGCGTTGCCGCCGCATTGGAAGCGCAGGCTTGCCCAAGGTCAGCCTCTACGAATGCAACGAGTGCTGCTCGCCCGATCTCGGGAAGCCTTCGCGATTCAACGTCGACGCGAGCTAGGCAGCTTTCTTCGGGTCGGCCGTGGGCTCCGGCTCCGGTTCCTCCGGTTCCTCTGCTTCCTGCGCAACAACAGGGTCACGAGTCAGCGTGGATCGGACCTCGGGGATCTTGTGCTTCTCGAAGAGCTCAAGCTCCTTGCCGCGGGCCTCGGCAATGTCGGCGAGGTCGTGGCCTTGCTCCAGGGCAAGCATGCCCTTCGTGAGCACGCCGGCGTCCACAGCCGCGAGCTTGGCCTTGAACTCCTTCTCAGGGTCAACCCACGTCCAAGGCGCCGGCACCCAAAGGTGCGCGAAGGCGTCTCGGCGAGGCTCAAGCTTCCCTTCGCGAATCCAGTTGTAGACCTTCCAGCGATAGATCGCCGTGAGCCAGCACTTGAGCGCGTCCTGCTCGATCTTCCACGTCCGTTGGGACTGGAGGTAGGCGGCGCGCAGGTTCGTGTAGTTGGCCCTGCTGACGTCGAGGAAACCGATTTCAAGCGGAAGCCCGAACTCCAGCGCGGCGAGGCGCAGGAGGGCCGCGAGGTAGTTCGGCCAGTCTGTTCCGGGCTGAGTCTGCTGAACCTGAGTGACGTTGTCCTTCTGGCCCACCTCGGCGACGAAGCCAGGCTGCAGCTTGAGCAGAGGGCGACCGTCCTGGTCAGTCGGCAGCCCGCTGGTCTTCTTGTCGCGCTGAATCACCAGGCCAATGCAGGCGGCCATGCGAGAGGCGACCGTCACGGCCTGAATGTTCCCGTCGATCTGCTCGAGCAGCCAAGCGATCTTGGCCAGCGGCGGCATGCCTCGGGTCTGCCCGTGGCGCGTGCGCTTGGCCGTGAAGACGAACGACTCGGCGGGGATCTCGGTGGTCTTGTTGCCGAAGCGAACGGAGCCCAGCACAGGGTCAGGGTTGCTCACGACGTGGTAGGCGATCGGTCGCCCGCTGTGGTCGAGCTCGACCCCGTCGACCATGTTCTTGGTCGGGACGGGAGATCGCGAAGGGCTCACGATCTGGTCAGACTCGAAGATCTGCAGGCTTCCCACTGAGAGAAGGGCAGTCCCCTGGTCTCCGTCACGAAGGCGCCCGCGGCAGGTCAGCCGCAGGAGCTCGCTCATGGGGGAGAGCCCGCGGACGTCGCAGGGGCCCTCACACCACTCAGCCCAGAGCTTCTCGACCCGCTTGTTCCAGCGCGGAGAGCCTGTCTTGGCCTGGTGCCCGAAGCCTGGGCCGACAATGTTCTCGACGCTTCGAGCGAGGAGGCTTTCGGCAAGCGGAGACTCCCGCTCAAGTCGACGGGCAACCTCGATTTCGTTCCAGCGATCGCTGCCGAGGTAGTGGTCTGCACGGCCTCCGCTCGGAATGTCCCCGCGGATACGAGTCTTCCGCCCGATTCGGCTGCCAAGGTGCTCCGAGGTTGCACGCCAAGCGCGGCGCTCAGCCCCCATGCGAGGGGAAACCGTGTCGATAAGGGCGTCGAGGCGCTCGCGGAGTCCCGCTGCGCTGGCTGTGACCCGCTCAAACACTAGGAGGGGTCCTCAAACTCGGCGGCGAGGAATCCGCCTGGGACCTCGGCGCGCTGCCGCTCTTCGGCGTCGATCGCGCCCTGGACCTCCTTGAGTTCGGCCAGGCTCATTTCCGAGAAGGCCGCACCGTCTTGAGAGCCGCTTTTCGGCCCGCCGAGGAGGACTAGGAGCTGCGCCAAGGCTGCCGCGCGGACGGAAGCCAGCTCCGCGTCCGTGTATTGGCTGAAGTTCCACATGAGGGGAAAGCTAGGGGCCCAAGCCGCATGCCGCCTGGGGGGTTTTCCCCCTAGGGGGAGTTCCCCCTAAAGGGTTTTCCCCCTACCGGGAACTCCCCTGAGGCGGGCTCAGCGGGCGGGTGCCAAGTTTGCCCGCATGAGCCGCTCAGTCCATGTGACCAACCTCTCCCCCACTGACCACACCGCGTTTCGCGAGTTGGCGAAAGCCCGTGGAAGCGAAGCGTGGGCTGCCCGAGAGGTCTTCGCAGCGGGTCTCAAGGCCCTCCAGGCTGAGGCAAAGCCTTCGGCACTCCCCAGCACGGAGCGCCTGAGCGCGACTCCCAAGAAGAAGGCCGCGAAGAAGAAGGCTCCCAAGAAGAAGGCTCCCAAGAAGAAGGCGAAGGGCTCCAAGTGAAGCCCAAGCTGAAGCGCAACAAGGACCAGGACCAACTCTCCGTCGCGGTGGACATTCTCGCTGGCGAGGAGGGCACCAAGTCTGGCCGTTTTGACCTCGTTGCCTACACGGGCGCGATCGTCAAGCGCTGGTATGGCCGTGCGGTCTTTGACCTGGCCGGCATGGAGATCCCCGAGGAGAACCTCGCGATCCTTCGTGAGCACGACGTCACCAAAGTCGTAGGCCACGCCGACGCAATCCAAATCACTGACCAGGTCCGCATGTCCGGGGTTGTCTACGACCAGGGCGAAGGCGCCGAGGTCCGTCGCAGCTCAAAGCAGGGCTTCCCGTGGAAGGCCTCTGTCGGGCTCGATATCTCCGCCTGGGAAGAGGTCGAGCCCGACGAGACCGCCGAAGTCAACGGGCAGACCGTCACAGGCCCCATTTCGATCGCGCGCAAGTCGCGCCTCTTTGAAACCAGTTTCGTCGTGAAGCCCGCAGATCGCGGGACCAGTGGCGAGGTCATGAGCCAACAGCAGGAGGGCGACGTGCCCAGCAACAAGACCACCGAGGAGCTCATGGCGGGCCCCGTGTTCCAGGAGCGGCTTGCCGCAGCCAAGGCGGAGGGCAGTAAGGCTGCTCGCGCTGAGCTGGCGGAGTTCCTCGCAGGCTTCCCCGGCCGCGTGGGCTGGGCTGCCCAGAAATTCGCCGAGGGCCTCTCGGCCGTCGAGACGAAGGCCGCTCTTGCTGACGTGCTCCTGGAGGAGCTGGCGACCGGCCAAGCCACGAAGGCCAAGGCCGACGACAAGGCCGAGGTGCTCTCCGCGCTGAAGAGCGAAGGCGTTGGCGTTGGCTTCGACGGGCCTGGTCGCCAGGCCGGCAAGGCGCCCACCGCCGCCGAGCAGCTCGCTGCCTTGCCCGAGGCGGAGCAAGCCGACCACGTCTGGGAGTCCAGCGCTCGCCTGCGCGCCGAGTTCGGCTCCAAGAAGGCTTTCCTCGGCGAAGTCGAGCGCGAGGGTCTCCACAACTGCATGCCCCAGGAGGTCTAAGCCATGACCACTCGCAGCACCAACATTGGCCGGGTCTTTGAGGCTGGCCAGTCCCCCGTCCTTAACGACTATCCCGTGATCGCCGCCGACATTATCTACGAGGGCAGCGCGATCGGAGAGAGCGCCTCGCTTGGCTACGTCCGGCCGCACGTGTCCGGCGACGTCTTCTGCGGCTTCGCCATGGGCAAGGCCGACAACTCCAGCGGGGCTGCTGGCGACGTCAACGTGCGCGCCATTCAGCAGGGCGTCGTGAAGCTCACCGTGACGGGCGGCGCTGTAGCCACGCTCAACGCGCTCGTCTACGCGTCCGACGACGACACCTTCACGACCACGGCCGGCGCTCACACCGCGATCGGAAAGATCGTGCGCCACGTCTCCGGCTCTGTCGTCATGGTCGCCTTCCAAGCCGAAGCACTCCAAAGCGTCTAGGCCTCAGAGAACCCACAGGAGGCGCTATGCCCCGTTTGATCACTGGCGCGAACCCCTTCGCGTCGCTCGATATCGAAGTCAACCTGCACGACCGGCCCAGCCGGCGCGGCCGGCGAAGCAAGTTCGAAGAGCTCGCTTTCAAGGCCGCAAAGGGCGATCAGGCTCTCACGGAGCAACTCGCGGCGGCAAACGCGCGTGGCGGCCCGGACAACTCCGCGCTGACCGAGCGCGGGATTCGCGGGCAGTTCTACGAGCAGCTCGAGATCAAGTCGAAGAACACCTGGGCGATCGCGGCCGGGCTCTTCTTCATGAGCGACGCTGTCACCGAGAAGCACCGCTGGCTCGGGCAGGTCCCGGAGCCGCGTCGCCACTACGGCGGGCTGAACCTCAACAAACTGCGCGACCTCGGCGTCGATATCACGAACGAGGACTTCGAGACCTCGATCCAGTTCAACAAGCGCGACTGGCGCCTGGACAAGACGGGGCACATGTCCCGCCGGCTTCCGCAGCTTGCGCTCGCCTACAGCGACCACTGGAACAAGCTCTGCGTCGAGATCGTGGAGAACAACCCGCTGGCCTACGACGGCGTGGCGTTCTTCAGCACGGCGCACAGCATTGGCGACTCGGGCACCATGGACAACGCCCTCGTGGCCGGCACCTTGGACGCGCTCAACGTGACGGTGCCAGCCGTGCCGACCGCCGACGAGTGCGTGCGGATTCTGAGCGGCATGGCGGCCCACTTCTTGAGCTTCGCAGACGACCAGGGGCGTCCCGCGAACGCGTCCGCCCACGAGTTCGTCATGGTCTGCCCGCCGAAAATGGCGCCTGGAATGGTCGCTGCGGCAAAGGGCGCGCTTCGCAACTCCGGCTCGAGCAACCCCAACCTCGACCTTGAGTGGAACTTCACGATCGTTCCCGAGCAGCGCCTCTCGGCTGCCGCGGATTGCTTCATGTTCCGCGTCGACGACAAGTCCTCGCCTGCCTTCATTCTCCAGGAGGAGGACACGCCGACCGTCGAGATCCTCGGCGAGGGCTCGCAGGAGTGGATCTACAACAACCGGGCGGTCGCGACGGCCAAGGCCACGCGCGCTGCCGGCCCTGGCGACTTCAAGAAGGCGATCAAGGCCACCCTCAGCTAGGGCGCCTGATCTGCCACCACACCGAGAGGCGGCCGGCGCGTGCCGTGCCGCCTCTCTTCTTTGAGGAGAGGCCGTGACTCGGTTCAGCGACAGATTCGCGCTCGTCGGGAGCCGGCTCGACACGTTGGCTGGCGAGTCGATCACCGCGACCAAAATCGGCCAGGCCGGAGTCACCACGACGGCTGTCGTCTCTGACCTCGCTGACGACGAGCAGGTCATTGGCCGGCGCTTCAGCGGAATCCTCGTCTCGGCTGTCGTGCTCGCCCCAGGCGACGAGATCACCGACGCGGACGACACCTGGACCGTTTCGTTCACCTCGAAGCCTGTCGGCGGGCGCTACTCCGCCGACTGCTACACCAACCAACTGAACGGCTAGGGCAATGGCTGAACCTTCTGCAACGCTCATGGGCACCGCGCTGGCGAATGCTTGCCAGCTTGCCCAGGCGCACAGCACCGCGGCGCGGGTGAGCACTACGGGCTTCCTGGCGACCGTGGAGACCCTGCGCGACTCGCTCAGCGGGCGAATCGCTGGGGGCGCCGCCTCCGACGTGGACGAGCTGCGCGAGGCCTGCGCAAGCGCGATCGGGGCGGGGCTCATGCTGCCCGTGCTCGAGGCGATCCTGCGCCAGCTCGCGCTGAGCTCCACCTACGACCTCGACTCAGCCCAGCGGGGCTCGATCCAGCAGGTCATGCTGGACCTTTACGACGCCTTCGTCACGAACAGCCACCACGTCAAGCAGCGCGCCCTGGTCTACGGGACGCCCTCCGCGGGCGGCTCCAACGTGGGCGACGGGACCTGCGTCCGGCTGACCGTGGACGAAGACGGCCAGGAGCTCCAAGGCTGGTTCGCTGACACCCTCACGCTTGAGTGCGTCGAGGACCAGCACACGACCGGGCAGACCCTCCGCGAGACGTTCCGGATTCGCGGCACCGCGGAGAGCCCGGACCTGCTGGAGTTCGACGGCTACGGGCCCTCGATCGACCAGTCCGGGATCCCGGTGGCCTCGGCGAAGGCCACGACCCTGCTCAAGAATCCTGGCTTCGACCAGGGCACCTTCAGCGGGACCACGATCACCGCGCTCACGAGTTGGACCGCGGCGAGCTCGCTTAGCAACTACGAGACGAACACCACCGCGGCGCAGATCTACCTCGACACAACCGCCAGCGGCGGCACCTCGAGGAGCCTGAAGCAGACCGCGGACGACACGATTTATCAGGCCCTCGTGGCGACCGCTGGAGCGCGGCTCCCGCGGGACGTGCCCGTGCTGATCGGCGTCCGGGTCTACCGCGCCTCGAGCGCGACGGGGAACCTCACCCTGCGGCTCAGCGCGACGGCGACGAGCGGCGGGCTTGAGCGCACAGTGACGCTCGCTTCGCTGACGGACGACGACTGGACCACGGTCTACCTCGTGGCGACGCCTGGGGCGAACTGCTGGCCCACGAACTTCGATCTGAACGCGCTTCTCTTCGCGATCGAGATCGACACCCTCGCCGTGGGGACCGTCTACTTCAGCGACGTGATCGCTGTTCCGTTCACGCGGGTCGGCGGGCTCGGCACCCGTGCAGGCCGCGGGGGCATGGGAACCTACTTGGCTTGCGTGAGTGGGCAGGTGCCGTTCTTGCGGGGAGATTCCTTCCAAATCGTAGACACCGAGGTTGAGGCCGACCGGGGCGAGATCGCCTACTGGCTCGCGAGTTACCAGCTCGGCTACCTCCCGAGCGTGGATCCCGCGACCGAGGTCACCGCGGCGGGCGGGCGCACGTTCACCTTCGCCGACGCCGACCCGGACACGATCACGCTCAGCTCGGGCGACCTCACGACGGAGGGCTACGAGGCGGGTATGCAACTCACCGTGGCCGGCACCTCGAGCAATGACGGCACCTACGAGATCGCGAGCGTCACCGCGACCGTGATCACGCTTGTCGCTGGCGCGGCCCTCGCCGCCGAAGGCCCACTGAGCTCCACCGCGACCCTGAACGCAGGGCCCCACTACCCCGATTCCTGAGCCATGACGGCCACGTCCAGACAGCTGCGAGTCCCGTGCTCGCTCGTGAAGAACCCGACCGACCTCGGCGCCGCCTGGCCCTATGGCGGCGAAGACATGGGCCTCGCCCAGTTCACAACGCTCTCGATCCTGGAGCGCCGTTCCCCGCCGATCACGGACGAGGCCAAGGGCGGCGACACGACCGACATGCTCTACAAGGGCGAGGGCGTCCTCATGTCCACGACCTTCACGCAGTGGGAGCTCGCGATTGTTTCGTCGATCTACCGTGGCGTCTTAGCGGGGACCGGGACGACGCCGCAGAAGGTCTACAACGCCAGCAGCTCGCGCGGGGTCCTGCTCTCGACGCTCGGGGCCAAGATTCTCTGCGTGCCCACCTACGTCAAGGACGGTGCAGCAGACGGGCTCAACGACTCAAAGGCGCTCTCCTTCCTGCTCTACAACGCCGTCGGATTCGGCGAGGACCCCATTGCCTTCACGGGCTTCCTGAGCGCCACCCTTAGCGCGGGCTTCGCCGGTTTCCCGGACGCGACTGGGCGCGTGAAGCAGATCGCGACCTTCGGGGACTTGGTCCTGTGACGCTGGGCGAATGGACTCTTGCGCGACAACAGGGCCCTAGGCTGGAGTGCACCCAGGAGGAGCGGGAGCAGGTTGTCACGCAGCTTCTGGATAGCGCCCTCACGGCACGTCGAGCTGGTGTCGTGCCGACACTCGCGGATCTCGCCGAAAGCGAGGAGGCCTGCGCGGCCTGGACGGCTGCAGCCGAGATCTATCGGCAGGAGAAGCAGTGGCACGCGCTTGGCGCAGGCCCAGGGCGCCCTCCGCTGCTGATCGCCCACGAGAACCGACACAAGCAACTCCTCGCCAAGTTCGTCGCGCAGAGGGCTGGCTAAGTGGCTGTCGTGATCACCTACGGGTCCCAAGTGATCAGCAGCGCTGGCACGACTGGGTCTGGCTACTCGCTGTTCCTCTCCGACGTGCACGAGTTCAGCATGAGCTACCCGGTGGCGACGCTGGAAGCGACTGTCGTGATCGTCGGCACGGGCTCTGATCTTCAGTTCGCAACTGCGTTGCAGGCTCTCAGGACGGCTCTCAGGACGCCTAACCAGGGGCTGACGGTCGAGGTCGAAGGCGAAGACCAGTTTGCAGGAACGCCCGGCGCGCACACGTTCATGAACGCGCAGCCGAGTTTCACCGTCGACCCGAGCTACAGCACCGCGAAGAGCGCCGCACTTCGTCTCCAGATCGTTGGGCACCTCCCCGCAGACCTGGCGGGCCAGGGCGGGCGCCTGACGGGAAGCACCCTGATCACGCCGACGAGCGAGGGGCGCCAGATCGTGACCGTGAAGGCCGGATACACCGGGCTGAGCGGCACGTCCGCGAGCGGGCACCTCTCCACCTTTGAGAGCTACGCCTCTGGGCTTGTGGGGGCCATGGCCGGCACCTACGAGATCCTGGCGCCGGCGTCGCTCGACTACGACGACTTCGATCAGAGCTGCAGTTTCGAGACCGTCTACATTCAGATCCTGACGGCCCAAAGCCCGCAAGGAACCGACGACACGCGGCTCGTCGGCACTCAGTATCGAGTGACGATCACGCAGGCTTCGCAGGAGTTCGCGGGGCCCCAGCAGAACCCCACGGCCAAGGTGTCGCTCGCGACTCCAGGGCAAGGCGCCCCGCCCTCGCTCGTGCGCGTTGAGTTCTCGACCGGGGTCAAGGTCAGCGCGAGCGAAACCGTCGCCGACATGGTCGCGATTATCCGCCCGTTCCTGAAGACGAAGGCTTCCGAGGCGGGCGCGACCGCGGGGCTCGACGTCGTCGGCGAGCAGATCACTGTGAACCTCGACGAGCGTCGCGCAGGGGGCTACGTCGACTACCTCGCCTACAACTCGAACCTCGTCGCGAGCAAGGTGGACCTGGAGGAGACCGAACTGCTTGGGAACCACGTGATCCCAGTCCTGGACGGGAACGACCCTCGAGCGTCTGACTTGCATGTGGGGCCGCAACTCGCGGCACGCACGGTGCGGATCTTCACGCGAGTCGTGGGCACAGTCAGCGACGAGGCCGAGAAGATCGCCAAGTCCGCGATCGAGGAGGCCAAGTCCGCAAACTTCGTCCACTTCAGTTCCCGTGTCGCGAAGGAACACCTGGACCTCATGCTCTCAACGGGCGCCAGGTCGACTCGCTTTGTTGAGACCGGGATCGTGCTCGCCTTCGTCTATCACAAGGCGAAGAAGGTGCGCCCAACCACCGGCAACTCGAGCGGCTCGCTCAAGGCGAGCGGCTAATGGCCCCCGCGCCTGCTGGCAAGAACCCCCAGCTTCGAGTTCTAGAGTCGATCCTGAAGGCGATCAGGGCCCAGGGGGGCGGCACTGGTGCGGCCCCTGGCAGCGGCGGCAAGAGCGCAGCTGCGGCTGACCAGGAGAAGAAGAAGGCGAGCACAGCCTCAGCTCTGCTGGGAGCAGGGCGTGCTACGGCTGCAGCCGCGGGAGCACTCTTCGCCGCTCAGGCTGGGAAGGCGATCTCGGCAGGCTTCGTGAACCAGTCGCGGGGGGGCAGTTTCAGCGCCGGCCTAGATCGGGGCCTGTTGAGTCTCGGCGCCTCTCTCCCCGGCGGCGAGCTCGGAGGCGCTGCGGGCCTGGATCGAGCGCTCAAGGGCGCAGAGGGGGATCTCAACTCCCAGACCAACGCGATCGCGAAGGTTGCCGGCGTAGGCGCGATCTCGCCCAAGGTGCGGGAGTTGCTCGCGCAACGCAGCGTGATCCAGAACCTGAACCTTGAGAACGACCGCAAGGCGAACTCTGTGGCTGTGAACGCAGCCCAGCAGGACGTGCTGGGTGGCTCCTTGGCGGGCACAGCGTCGGCTGCGATCGACTCGGCGGCTACGAAGATCGCCGACGCGGTGGAGGCCAAACTGCGTTCTGCGGGGCAGTTCCTGGGCTTCGGCGGGGCGGGCTAGCGTGCCGCAAGTCGTCGCCGAGTTCGCCCTGGGTGGCGTGAAACTCCCCTGCGACAAGGGTCAGACGCACGCATGGGGGCTTGTCGCTGGGGTGAAGCCCTACGTGGCTCACTTCGTCGTGACCCGCGAGCGCGCAGAGCGGATCGCTGCACGCGCCAAGACGCAACTTGAGGCCGAACTGCGGGACCCGCTCACGAGCGGAGCGCGAGGCAAGCGCCCAGCACCGAAGGGCCCGCTGAAGCTGCGAATCGGCTCGCCCAAGGTCGCCCTAGAGAAGGACAGGTCGAAGGCTGGCAAGGCCGGGAAACTCACAAAGGAGCAGATCAAAGCCTTCCGCGCCAAGCGCACGAATGTCGTAGAGGTCGAGGGCCTCTACGTGACCGCCCTAAAGGCAGGTGCCGACCTCAACACCTGGACCGTCCAAGTCAGCGACCGGCGCTGGCTTTGGTCGCGCCCGATCGTTGAGCGTAGCTACAACGTGACCAAGCGCAGCGGAAACACGCGCTGGAACGGAACGCAGCTCGTGCCGCTGCAGGCCGCGGAGGTCGTCGCAGACCTCACGCACCACAGGGCGACGCTGAAGGACGGTCGCGCCTGGACGGCTCTAGAGATCCTCGACGACGTGCTCGCCGAGCTCTGCGGCGCTGGCGGCTACGTGATTGAGCCAGCCGCCAAGCGTGCGCTGCAGGCCCCAGTCCAGAACCTGCACCTCGGGGACCAGGGCGCGGACGCGCTCGCCCGTGTGCTCTCCCACCTGCCTGGCGTCAACGTCTTCGTTGACCTCAGGGGCATAGCTCGCGTGTTCGCGACGCTCGACCAAAGCGAGGTCGCCGCCGCCGACGCAGCGGGGCGGCCTCTTGACCGGACCGGCATGTGGCGGCTTGTCGACCGGGCACTTGTGCGCCCTGGCCTGGTGCGGGTCTTCATGCCGCGTGAACTTGAGATTCGCTTTGACCTCGACACCGACGAGAGCTTCCCCCGCGGGAAGCGCCCGCCCCTGCTCGAGAACGTGATCAAGGTTCCCGACTCAACCTTTCGGCTGGCCTCAGGGCGCGTCGTCGCGTCTGGGACGTGGATCACCTTCACGGAGTTCTTCGCCGCGATCGCCACCGGCCTAAACGTGACCTCTGTGGGTGCTGGCGCGAACCCGTCGCAATACCCGAACGGCGTCACCGAGGACATGGTCAGGAGCTACACCCTGCCTGGCCTGCAATACGTCGCGCGCTGGTTCGTGCTGGACGGCGGGACCTACGATCAGATCTGGTCCGCGCGCTTTGCGGCTATCGCTCGGCACTGGCGCAGAAGCTATCGGCTTGACGCGCAGTTCTCGGACCGCGTCCTGAGCTTCAAGGCGCGCCGAGCCGTGCTGACGGACTCCGAAAACGGCCTGAGGGCACCGAGCCCGGTCTACGTCGATTACGTGCTGAAGCCGCAACTCAAGGCGCTCGCCTACCGCACGAACGACACCGCCCGCTCCTACAACGTGCAGGGTTGGGCCGCGGACCTCTCGCAGGCGAAGGCTGCCCCCGTGTCGATCAAGATTCTCGACCAGGGCGCCCGCGTCTTTCAGCTTGAGCCGCGCGCTGACCTCTTCGGCGCCTACGAGGACATTCAGCTAGGAGAGGTCGAGGGGGACGCGCCCACCTCGACGGCTGGCGACCTGCGCGCGCTCTGGTTCAGCAGCTCGGGGGTGCCCGTCACCTTGAAGCAGCAGTTCAACCTCTCAACGATTCTGTCGGTCGTTCCCAGTTCGCCAAACAACGAGGGCCGGCTGCACGCCGTCGAGGTCACGATCGCGGAGGCGCTGCAGCTCCTGGGCAAGAACGCGCCCCTGGAGAACCATGGCCCCGTCCATGAGGCCAAGACGAAGGTTGAGAGCGCGCGGTTTGCTTGGCGGGACGGCGACCAGGCCTCGATTCTGAACTCAGTCTTCAACGGTGGGTCGCCGCCCCTGGCCCTCCTCTCAAACTCAGACAGCGTGCGCGACGTGGCTCGCGCCCACGCCGCGCGGGTCTGCTCCTACCTGCTTGACCGCGGAGAGGGCCAGTTCTCCGTCAGCCTGAATGGCAACGTGCGCCCGACTGGGAACCTGCTCGCTGTCGTCCATGCGGTTGGGTGTGACGGGTCTGGGCTGGTGAGCTACACCACGACGCTCAACATGCCGAGCGCGCCTGCGCAGATCCGAGTGGACGCCCTGCTCCCCGAGAGCACGCGGAACGCCCTGCTAAGACTCGTGCAGGAGGAATAATGGGCAACGCAGGAGGACACGTAGGGGACGAGACGTGGCGCGGGATCACCCCTCGGCAGCACCACGACCCTGACTGGGATCTGAACAAACGCCTGGTTCCGTTTTCGTGCCGAGTCAACGCGAACGAGAAGGACACGCCCTTTGGCGTCTCGGTAGCCGAGGAGGGCACCCACGGAGACGACGTGGGCTGGGGGCTCTGGGAAAGCGCGGGCGACAGGATCCCGGCCTGGTCGGTCTCGTTCCCCTCGGTCGTCACGCAGGCCGGCAAGCCCCCTCGAGGTGCCCCTGCTCCCGGCAAGCCAGCGGCGAAGAGGGGCCCCGGCAAGACCGCGGCTCGCAAGAAGGCCAGCGACACCAAGATCCTCCCGCTTCGCGCTCCCGGCAGCGCTGACGACCGCTTCAAAGAGGCCCAGGCCAACCTCCCCGACTGGGCTGGAGGCCTGGTCAAGGGCGCCACCGGCACGCGCGGCGCGGGGACGGAGCACCTATCGCAGGAGGAGACCTTCCACCCCGACTGGTTGAACGCGCTCTTCAGCGTGAACCGGGCGGGCGACCCCGAGCTCGGCACGCTGGTCTACGACCTCAAGGCGGACGGCAGCCCGGACCCTGAGCGAAAGGCCCACCTGCAGAGCGCCTGGAGCGTCTTCGACCTGCCGAAGGGCGGGATCTGCAAGGGCCTGATCGAAGGCAGCGGGCTCGCGCTCCAGCTCGGCGCGGGCGGGCGGCTTGAGCCTGGCTCGCCTGGCTACGGTTTCGTCATGGACCACGACATTGGCGAGCTCGGCTTCCTCGCGAACAACGACGGCAAACTTGGCGGCCCGCTCGCCGTGAACCTGAACAACACCTGCCGCCATGGGAGTGCTGGGAAGGACGCGGACGGTCGGCAAGTCAGGCCTGTGCACCTTGCGGCTGGCGAAACGTCTGGCGCGCTCTTCATGTCGCCTTACGAGCAGGACGGGCCGCTCCGCATGGATCGGGCAGCCTGGCCCAAGGTGGAGCCTGAGAAGGGCAAGTGGCGCCAGGCTCATATCATGTTCAACCCGACGCCTCCCCATAACGTCGGCTCGTGCGCCGAAGGGCTGGGCCGCTGGGAAGTGCTCTACAGGAGCGAGTTCGGCACGGTCAAGCCGCCGCGGATTCCCTGGAACCCTCCCCCCTGGACCCCTTGGGACCCCGAGGACGGGGACCCGCCGCCTTATCCGCCATGGACCCCGCCGCCCGGCGAGACTGGAGGCATTCCCGAGGGCGGCCTGAACCTGGTCGCAGGCGTCGGCCAGACCACCGGGCACGGCTTTGAGCTAATCGGCGGGCGCCCCCCGCACGTCGGCGAGCCTGGGCCGCGGGCCTATATCTACGGCTCCCAGTGCGGGATCCTGCCGGGCCTGATCTTCCAGCCGGGCACTACGGCGAAGGGCGAGGCGGACACTGTGGGCACAGACCCCAGCGCCTTCACCGAGGCCGACGCCCAGCAGATCCTGCTCGGCGAGCTGGCTGGCGGGATCTCCAGTTTCACCAAGGGCACGGGGAACCTTCCCGACCGCGGCGCGGGCGGCGCAGGCGTCAAGGGCGGCTGGAACTACTCCACTGGGCGCATGGTCGTGGCTTCCGTCGAGGCAGGCCTGGCCGACCTTCTCGCCGGCGACTACGACACGACCGCGCCGGCCACGACCTCGGGCATGGTCTTCCCGCCTGGCGTGAGCACCGTCGACTTCGCCTTCCCCAGCGCGAGCAACGACTCGCTGATCCACAGCGGCGTCCGCGCGCAAGGCGTGACGGGAGACGAGCTCACCTTCACGCCCTATTCCAGCGCAGGCGCGGCTGAGCCTGGCCTCTTCGGGATCGGCCCCAAGGGTGTTCGCATGGAGGAGGTCTCAGCGCCTGGCGCAGGGGCCCCGGCCAATCAGGGCTACTTCTACGCGAGTTCGGCTGACTCGAAGCTTTACTGGCACCCGAGCGGCGGGTCGGCTGTGGACCTCACGTCCACCGGCACGACGCTCCCCAGCGGGACGGCTGGCGACCTCCTTCATTGGAACGGCTCCGCCTGGGTCGCCACGCAGACGACCTTCGGCGGGCTGACCCTGGCCGACGACCTCACCTGCACCAATCTCATTGTGAATGGCAAGGCCACGATCACGGGCCGACTCGATCCCTCCAGCCTCGAACTCACGGCGCAGGCTTCTACGCCTATTCCGGGGGCTGCCAACGGCTTCTGGATCCCGACCGGGGGGTCACCGACTCGGCCAAGTTGGCAAGACACCGCGGGCACGAGCACCGAGATCGCCCTCGCAGACGACTGGTGGAAGACGACCACCAGCACGACCAACGACCAGGCCTGCTGGTCGCTCAGGAACGAAGTCACCGGGGGGGTGACGGCGGCTGTTGGCTTCGGGACCTCGCTGGAGTTCCAGCAACGCATGAAGATCGGCTCGCAGAAGACGCGATACACGGGCGCGATCACGAGCGAGTTGATCAAGACCGTCGCGCCCTTCTCGGCCGACATGGTCTTCCGCGTTGGCTTTGAGACGGCAAGCCTCACCAGCTACACCGAGCTGCTGCGCCTCAACGAGCAGGACACCTCAGCGGGAGCCGTGAAACTCACGCAAGGGCTGCTGCAGTTCACGACCCTGGCGAGTGCGCCGACGGGAGACGCAGCCTCGATCAGCGAGGGAATGATCTACGCCAACTCGACGGACAACACCCTCCGGTTCTACGACGGGAGCTCGTGGGTTGACCTCACGGCGGGCGGGAGTTCCCCGCTCACGACGCTGGGGGACGTGATCTATGGCGGGGCCTCGGGTGTTGAGACCCGCCTCGCTGGCAACACGACGACCACAAAGCAGTTCTTGAACCAGACCGGGGACGGAGCGGCCTCCGCAGCCCCTACTTGGGCTGCACTCGTCGCCGGGGACATTCCCGACCTGAGCGCGACCTATCAACCCCTGGACGCCAACCTCACGGGGATCAATCAAGGCCTCGCCACCACGGACTCGCCGACCTTCGCGGCCCTCACGCTGACGGCACCTCTCGCCCTCGCGCAGGGCGGAACTGGGACCGCTGCCGGCTCAGCAGCGGCAGCCTTCGACGCGCTGGCCCCACTCACGACCCTGGGCGACACCCTCTACGGCGGGGCCTCGGGAACCGGCACCCGGCTAGCCGGTAACACGACGACCGCCAAGCAGTTCCTCTCGCAGACGGGGGACGGCGCTGCGAGCGCGGCTCCCGCATGGGCCTCACTCCTGGCCGGCGACATTCCAGACCTCTCGGCCACCTACCAGCCCCTCGACGCCAACCTGACCGGCGTCAACCAAGGGCTGGCCACGACCGACTCGCCGACCTTCGCGGGGCTGACCCTCACGGCGCCTCTGCCGATCGCGAGCGGCGGCACGGCGAGCACCACGGCTTCCGCAGCGCGCACGGCGCTGGGGCTCGCAATCGACACGGACGTTCAGTCCTACAGCGCCAAGCTGGCCTCGCTGGCCGGCCTGGGCTACGCAACGGGCTCCCTCGTGCTTGGCGCTAGCGCTTCGCCGAGCGAACTCACGGTGGGGTCCACCTACGATTTCCTCCGAGTCTCTGGTGGCACCGCTGCCTGGCAGTCGCTTGCCTCTCTCGCGGGCAACGGCTTGGGCACCTCTGCTGCGGCGCTGGCCCTTGATATCGACGGAATGAGCGTCGCCGCCGCGGTCAACACAGCCGCCGACTACCTCGCCATGTATGACGCCTCCACGGGCGGCGTCGTCAAGGTCTTGATCGACTCGCTCGGCTTCACCTCAGGCGTGACCGATCACGGCTCACTCACCGGGCTGACGGGCACCGACCACCACACGCAGTATGTAAACGGTGGTGGGCGCAGCGGCTCGCAGAGCGTTCAGGGCGGGACAAACGCTAGCGAGACCCTGCACCTGATCTCGACCGGCCATGCGACCAAGGGCGACGTGATCGTGACCGGGGCGAGCCTCCGCCCTGCCGCGAACAACCTCTACGACCTCGGTAAGAGTTCCGAGGTCTGGAAAGACCTCTACCTCGGGGGCGACCTCAAGGACGGGACCTACACGTTCACGCTTCCCAGCACTACGGGGACCCTGGCACTCACGAGCGAGCTCCTCGATATCACGGGCCTGACCGCCGAGGCGACCGTGGACGGGGCTGCGGACTACGTCGCGGTCTACGACGCCTCGGAGGGGGCGAACCGCAAGGTCTTGCTGAACAACCTGCCGAGCGGCGGAAGCAGCGGCGGCGACCTAGAGCGCGACATTACGACGACCCTCACCGTGTCGACCCGCACGACCAAGATTCTCAATGAGCCGGTTCTTTCTAGCTCTGGCTCCATTGTCCTCGAAGGGGACGGAAGGCTGCTGATCCTCTAATGGCTGACCTGACCATGGCCGAGCAGGCCTCCACCCCCAGCACCCCGGCAAGCGGCTCCTGGCGCCTCTACTTCAAGAGCGACGGGGCTCATTACCTAGACGACGCGGGAGCCGAGATCGGCCCCCTCGGCGAGGCGGTTGCGCCTCCCTCTGTTCAGGAGGGACGGCTAAGCCTGTCGAGCACTGAGTCTGTGCCGACCTCGGACCAGACCGCCAAGACCTCGATATACCTACTGCCGCACCGGGGACGACGAATCTCGCTTTTCAATGGCACGACCTGGGCCCTATACGACCTCGGCGCGACGGGCGTGACGCTCGCCCCGACGCTTGGCGCCAGCACCGTCTACGACGTGTTCGCCTACGCCTCGGGGTCAACCGTAACGCTGGAGATCTTGGCGTGGAGTTCAGGAACCGCGCGGGCTACCGCGCTCGTGGCGCAAGACGGGATTCTCAGCAAGACGGGCGCTCTCACGCGCCGGTATATCGGGACGATCTACACAAACGGGAGCAGCCAACTCACCGACGCCGAGCGCGCCCGGTTTGTCTGGAACAAGGACAACCGCGTGGACTACGTGGACTGGGGACACGACGGGACTAGCTCATGGACGGAGGCGGGCAATGGGACCTTCTCTGCGATCAACTCCGGCGACGCTGCTTGGAAGCATGAGTTTGTGATTGGGCTAGACGAGGAGCCCATGGAGGCGTCGGCGCACCTGACATTCGACGACGCGGGGATCGGGACCTTCGTGGTCGCCCTGGACTCCGCGACAACCTACGACCGGACCGCCGCCGTCTGGTTCCGGTTCGGCGGGAGCGGGACAGGCGCCGAGTTCATGGGCGAGACCAAATGGGCAGGGCGCCCAGGGATTGGAGTTCACTACCTGCAAGGGATCTCCACGAGCGACACCTACACAATCACATTCTTCGGGGACGGCGCGGGAACTCACACGAGCCAGTCGGGCATGTTCTCCAGGGGGCAGCGCTAGTGATTGCCGAGATCCACGACACCTTGGCTGCAGCAGGCCACAAACTCAAAAGCATTCGCAGAACCAAGGGCGGGGCCCTCGAGGTCGTCATGCAGGAGGGCGCTACCGAGAAGCAGCGCGCCGCCGCGCAGGCGGCCGCGGAAGCCTGGGCGCCAACGCGAGCGACCAAGATTCGCGCGGAGGCTCGCGCTCGCGGACTCAGCCCGCTGCAGCTCGCGGCGCTTCGAATCGAGTCGGCGCGAGACGCCGGCACGGCTGCGCCCCCGTGGGCCAAGCAGGTCTTGCGCGCTGAGGCCCTCGGGGACCTGGACGCGAAGCTCGCCTAGTTCGTCGGAGCGCCGGGCAAGGGTGCATGGACAGCGGGAGCCTGGGGGCGGCCTGCAAACCAAGGAGACGACGTGACCGAGACCGTGCACAAGATTCCCAAGGACCGCCAAGCTCAGTTCGAGCTTGTGAAGCGCGCGAACGCCAATCGGCAAGCCGAAATCGGCGCCAGAATCGAGCGGGCCAAGGCGGACCTAGAAAGGGACCTTCAGCAACTCTTCTTGGACTGCGGTCACAGCCTCGAAGGCGTCGGGACCTGGAGCACAGACCTCGACGCGGGCGAGTTCAGGATCGTCAGGCCCGACCCCCCCAAGGGCGAGGAGGAGCAAGCGAAGGCCGCAACGCGCGCCAAGTCGACAGCCAAGAAGAAGGCCACCAAGAAGAAGGCCAGCCGCAAGCGGGGCGCCAAGTGACGAAGCCTGACCCTCGGGTCGACAAGGTCATTTCCTGGGCCCTCATGGCATTCGCAGGGCTCGCCTTGAGCGTTGGCGCCTGGTTCTTCAACGGGCTTGGCACCGAGATCGGAAAGCTCCGCGAGGCGGTCAGTGAGCTCAAGACGCAGGTGAGCGTTCAGGCGGAGCGCGACCGCGAGATCGAGAAGATTCGCGAGGACTCCAAGGCCGTCAAGGCCAGGATTCGAGACCTAGAGAAGGCCGTGATCGGCCTAGGGCGAGGTGGCAAGTGACCAAGACGACCAAGCCGGGCTGGCAGTCCACCGAGTTCTGGTTCGCCCTCGCCGTGCTGATCTGCGCCACGGTGCTGATCGCCCTCGGCAAGCTCGACGCCACGGCCTGGGGCGCTGCCGCTGCGATCACCTCCGCGGGCTACAGCCACGGCAGAGGCAAGGCCAAGGGGGAGGGCCTGTGAGGTGGCGCGCGCTGGTCGCGGCCGTCGTCTTGGCCTGCGCGGGCTGCTGCACCCACGAGGGCGCTCGCAAGCGCGCAGCCGCGTACGCGGAGATCAACCGGGCGCACGCGGCAGACGCCTCGCTCCCGAGGCAGGCTCGCCTCGTCGGCCAAGACAACGCCGACTCGTGGGCAGTCCAAAGCTGGCGCCTGGGTGGCGCGAAGCCGGGGCGCGACGTGTTCGCGAGGCTCGGCGTGAAGGTGCCCGAGTGAGCCTGGAGCAGAAGCTTGCGGGCGCCGTCAAGGAGGCCAAGGGGGACCCCGAGCTTCAGGAAGCGCTGGAGGGCTTCCGCCCGCTCCTGGGGAAGCTGCGGGGCATGGCCGAAGTCGAGCTCGCGGCCTTCTTCGACGGGGTCACCACGGCCTACGAGGAGGACGGGGACGCCGGGCTGGCCAACATGGCCTTCGACGCGCGCCGGGCTCGTCAGCGGGAGCTAACGGGCGAGGCGGCGCACGAGGCGCTCAGGGTCGAGGCGCGGGCCGAGCTGCTGCGGCAGGTCCTAAGGGAGGCCGGCAAGGTCGCCCTGGTCGCGCTCAAGATCGTGGCTGCGGCCCTGGTCGTGGCGTGACCGGAGCCGAGCTCTCCGCGGCCTGCGTCTTCGTGCTCCTGGTCGCGCTTGTGGCCTGCGCTGTGGCCTGCTTGAGCTAAACACACTTCCGAGGCTGGCCCCGGCGTGGACTTCCCGCGTCGGGGCTTGTTTCGTGTGGGGCTAAATCCACCGACGCAGATGCACTTATGAAAACGCCGTGGATTTCTATGGCGCCATTAGAAAACGCCGGTTAAAACAGAAACAGCCAGGTAGGGAGGCCCTACTGGCTGTTTCCATAAACCGCACTTGAGAAAGGATCGCCTGTGAAAATGGTGATTCAGATCAGGATCCAGATCGGGCCTTACCGCCTGACTGTGACCCTGAGCCGCTAACGCGGCGTTCCCCCCGGGCTAGACCCCCGGGGGGAATTCCCACCACCACACGGGCGAGTCTTCCAAGGGGAGTCTAGCAATGGCGAAGAAGAAGGCCAAGGCCTCAGGCCGTGGAGGAGCTCGCGAGGGCGCTGGCAGGCCGAAGGAGATTCAGGGGGCGGAGCGCGTGAAGGTCACGGTGGAAATGTCCACGACGCACGCGGCGGCCCTAGACGCGATCGCGCAGGAGCACGGGCTTCGGGGGAGGCCAGCGGCTGTGCGCTGGCTGATCGACCAGCACGAGGCCTGAGACCCACCTCGCCCACGCTGGGCAGATCTTGCCCACCCTGGCGATTCGTCTCGCCCTAAACCCCCCGCCCTCGCCGGCCGCCTGGGCCTGCAGGTTGCTCGGGCTGGGGCATGACCTACGACGAGCCCACGCACTTCACGCTGCCCGAACTTGCGGAGCTGCTGCTCTGCGACCAGGCGGAGGCCTGGGACTGGCTCGCGGTGCGGGGGATCCCGATTGAGGCTGACGGGGCGCCGCGGCGGGAGGTGTGGTGGTGGCTGGGGCAAAGGGGCCGGCTAGAACGACTCCCCAACTCGCAAGGCCTCAGCGAAGCGCTTCCGAAACATTCGCTTAATCGTGCTGTTGAGATTCTTCACGGGCTTGCTTGGCGCTTTCGCCTTGTAGCCGCGGATCTCGCAGTGCCCAGGGTTGCCCTGGAGTGGGGCGTGGTCGACCCGGAATGAGACTCGCTCCGCCGTTTCCTTAAGATCCTCTGGCGGAGGAAGAGTAAGTGTTACCTGGGCTGTGAGGCACTCAGCAAGGATCCAGTTAGCTGGATTCTTTGCGCTGTCCAGGGCCTGCTTCGGCGTCGAGCGACTCTTCCAGTTCACGCTCGTGTTTGGTGCCTGGATCCAGCCCCACTTAATGATCGGCTCCATGCCCTCCCAGCCCCGCGGAACCCTTCGCCAGATATCTTCGTCAAGGTCGGGGCCGCTCACCTTGAGGGCCAGCTGTCGTGGATCAATCCATGCAGGGTCTGCTGGGCTTTGCTGCCGAGGCTCGGCTCAAGCTCCTCGAATATGGCCCGCCTCCCACGCGGGAGGTAGACGGCAACAATCTCTCCCGAGTTGGAGGTCTCCACCCCGAGCTCGCCATGCACGGCCACGACTACACCGCCGTCGCCACTCGCTTGTACGTGAATGGGCTCAAGCACGAGATTCTCGAGCAGGTCGATAATGCGTAGGGCATTCTTCACTGAGGTTTTGTTGGGGGCTTCGACCCCAAACCCGTTCCAGTTGTCCTCCAGTTTCTGGAGGGAGCGAGTTTCCCCCCTCCAGTCTCTCCACCTCGACTGGTTATCGATCACCACGTTGCCCTCCCAGCCCAGGCTGAACAGCACTCCAGGTCTGTGTGTTAGCGGGGCCTCGGTTTCGTCAGGGGCTGGCGCGTCCTCCCCAGACCCCCCCGCAAACGAGACGGACCAACCAGGCGCCTCCACCAGTCTCTCCAGTAGCCCCGACCCTAGATTGGCTGGCGGGGCGCTGAAGGAGGAGTGCTCGGCGAGAAGTGCGGTCACTTCTTGCGCTTCTTCTTGGCCGTAGCCTTCTTAGCGCCGGCCTTCTTCTTGGCCGTAGCCTTCTTCTTGGCCGTAGCCTTCTTAGCGCCGGCCTTCTTCTTGGCCGTAGCCTTCTTCTTGGGCGCGGCTTTCTTCTTGGGCGCGGCTCTCTTCTTTGTGGCCTCTCGCGCAGCGCTGGCCTGCTTGATCTTCACGTCCAGCCAGTCTCGCAGGGCGGCTGCCACGCTGGGCGTCATGACCAGGCCGGCTTCCACCTCGCGAATGACCCCTGTCCTGGTCAACGTTGCCCCAGGGACCTCGCCGCCGAGCCGAAGCCCTCCCTCTGGGGTCTTCACCACGGACTGCACGGTCCTCTTCGGAATCGGGTTCCGCTCGCTGAACACGTTCATGACGATCGTGTTGACCGAGGTGACTCCCCCGTGCGCTCCGTCAACGTGAACCATGCGGTAATGGTTCCCCTTGATCATTTCGTAGGCGATCTTTCCGTATGGTTCGGGCTCCATGCTCGTCTCCTTGGTTCGCGCCACGGCGCCCACAGAGAGTATGGGCTCGCCTGGCCCGCTGCAAACGCTCCCGCCAGACGGCCCGCAGTCCGACCCCCCCTACCGCCGCCGCCTGCGCTTCGGGGCCTTCTCTCGCCGCTCCCGCTGCTCCTTGGCCTCCAGCGCGCGCTCGAGCTCCTGCATTTGGATCGGATACTTGCTCTCCTCCAGGGCGTCCTGATCGGCCTCGCGGATCCCGCCCGACTCCCACTCAGGGGTCTCGTAGTCGCGAGGGTCGTAGTCGTCGCGCGAGCTTTGCTTGGCCAGCCGCTGCGAGGGGGTCGCCTTGCGTCTGGCTCTGGCGGCCTCGTGCTTTCGCTCCCTCTGGACCTCCACCGCGATCGCGTTGACGCCCATGGCCGGCACGACGATTGAGGCCACGAAGCTGGCCGCTGTGAAGACCAGGATCGCACCGATAGACTTGCTCGCGAAGCCTAGGAGCCCTCCGGCCAGGCCCAGAGCAACCGGGACAGCGAGGCTGGCCGCCGTCCACGACGCGCCCTTGCCGATCTTCGCGTGGGCGGCCCCGAAAAAGAGCGGGGCGAGGGCGACCATGAAGGTGGCGAGCAAGGCGAGGAATGCTTCGGTGACCATGCCGGCCACCATGCGCGCCGGGCGCGGAGAGCGCAATCATCTACCTTGCGTACGCGCAGAAGGCGCTAGACGCGAGATGTTGCCCCCCGTACAGTAAGCGGGCCCATGGACGCTTTAGGCGGCAGTCCATGGGCCCAGTGCTTTTCTCAAGCGACCCAAGCGTAGCAGGTCGCGACCCGAGCGACCACATGCCGATCTACAAGCGCGGGAAGACGTACTGGGCCGACTACTGGGACGCGAACGGTGTGCGGCAGCGCAAGAGCCTTCGCACGACTCACAAGCGCAACGCCGAGACCCTGCTCGCTGAGCTTGTGACCGAGGTCACGCGGGCGAAGCTTGGCCTTGAGGCGGCTCCTGCCGACGCGCGAGGGAGCATTGAGCCTCACTGGGTGGCCTATCAGGAGGAGGTCGAGGCGTCGGAAATGACGCAGCACCACAAGAACCGCGTAATCAAGGCCGTTCGCGACTTCCTCACCACGCAGCGGGTTGTCTCGCTCGGGCAGTTGACCTACGCACTTGGCGAGACCTGGCTTCAGGAGGTCAAAGCGAGGCAGCCCCAGCGAGGCCATGCCAAGCACCGCAAGGGGCGGCTCAGCAACACAACCGTGAACAACCACCGCAGGCAGCTCGTGCGCTTCGCCCGTTGGCTGGTGAAGACGAAGCGGATCAAGACGAACCCCTTCTTGGACCTGCCTGTGTTGCCCAAGGGCGACCCGCGTCACCCTCGGCGACCGCTCACGCACGAAGAGTTCGGCAGGCTGCTTGAGGTCGCACCTCCTTACCGGCAGTTGATCTACCTGTGGCACGCCCTGACTGGCCTCCGCCGGACCGAGACTGCGCGGACCGTCTGGGGCGACGTCGACTTCGAGAAGGCGCTGATTCGCGTTCGCCCTTCGACCTCGAAAAACCGCAAGTCAGCCGAGCTTCCCCTGCACCCAGACCTGGCGAACCTGCTTCAGTCCTACCGAGCAGGCGAGCTTGACCTTCCCCGATACCCCAAGCCGACGGGCGCGCCTGCCGAGCTCGTCTTCCCCTCGACGCCGAACATGCGCACGATCGTTCGCGACCTCGGCAAGGCGAAGGTCGACTACGAGACGCCTGAGGGCTACGCAGATCGCCACGGGTTCCGCGTGAAGTTCGCCACGGACCTGGCCCTGAGCGGCGTCCACCTGGTCGTTGCCCAGAAGCTCATGCGGCACAGCAGCCCGGCAATGACGGCGAACATTTACACGAAGGTTGGCGTTGCGACTCACATTGCCGCAGTATCCGGCCTGGCAGTTCCAGACGCAGCGACCCGACACACAAGCGACACGGCGAGTGCATAAGAGCCTCCCGCTACAGGCCTTAACCCTCCATGTCTTCGCCCGCACGAGGCGAAGGTCATGGAGGCCCTGGTCTAGCCAGCCCTTACAGGAAAGGCACTTAGGCAAGGCCTGCGCCTGCGCCTGCTGCCCGCAAGCCTATATTCCACGGATCTCCGGGGGCGTCCCGGGACTTCCCCGGCCACACACCGGTCACAAATCGGCACGACCCGAGGCCGATTCTCGTTCGGGTGACGTTCGTCCCGAGGCCCACCCGAACAGACCCAAATGCGTCCGAACTTCACCCGAACACATGGGGTTGTGGCTTGGGTCGCAAAACGTCCTCGCGAGGGAGGCCCGCCCGTGCCATTCTCCTGGCCGCGGAGAAGAACCCCGCGCGCAGAAAGAAGCCCGCCATGGGCGCGACGACGAACGCGGTAGAGACGAGCACGAGCGCCGAGCAGCGCAGCCACCTCACGAGGCACAACGAGCCTCCCGCACTCCAGGGCCGAGCTGGCCCAGGAATCCTCTAGCAAGATCCCCAGGCGCGCCCCGTGGTCCCCCTGTGCCGGTCTGTCCGCACCCCAACTGCCGGTACGCAAAGAAGCCGCGAAGAGCTTGCACCCTCTTCACGGCTTCTGCGAGGTCTCTGGGATCTCGGTAGCACTCTCTTGGTCGACGAGTGCCCCGAGTCTAGCGATTCCACGTACGCGTGTCGAGCGCCCTCCCCTGAAATCACGGCCCTGCTACTTGAGGTCGTTGACTCGCCGTCACTCAACGGCGCTCAACGGCGCTCAACGGCGCTCAAAGTTTGTCTACCAAACTCAACCCTGCTCGTCGGCAGTCGCTGCCCCCTTGCGAGCAACGTGCCACGCCGAGCGCGACTTTCAGCGCCGAAAGAAAGTTCACGGAAACTGCTGCGTTTAGCCCCGTGCTCGAAGATTTCTAGCGCAGCGGATTTCGCCGGATTTCGCCGGATTTCGCCGGACACCCGAACGGAACCAACGGACTTACGCCTGGAGTTCCGGGTTTCCTTGCAGATAAATAGCTCTTGCGTCACGTGACGCAATCGCTTGAATGAGAAGCAGCCCAGGGGCGGTAACCCCTGAGCTGCTTCAACTACCTTGGATCCAAGTCGGCTGAAAACCGAAAAGCTCTTCCGGCTTGGATCTGCAACACCTAGGCCCCCAAGGGGGCTGTCAGCGCTGCTGCGATCTTACTCGCGGTGGCTGGGAATTGCCCATGCCCAAGATTGAATCAACCCACAACACCAATGCCGAGGTGCCTGAGGCGCCCAAGCAGATCCTCTACACCTTGGATCAGGTCGCCGCCGTCCTGGGGGTCAAGCCCGACACGCTTCAGCGGAAAATGAGCAAGCCCAACTTCGGCTTGAAGGTCACCCACAACGTGACCGGGGCCTCGAAGGGCAAGCGCATTAGCGCCGAGCACTTCGAGGCTTGGCTTGAAGGCCGTCGGCTCGCGGCTGACCTCCCCTCCTTTGCTACTCCCACCGGCGAAGCGAAGGCCTCCTAGTGGCCAGCCAGGAGCAGCGCGAGCGCGCTGAGGCCCAGCGGGCCTACCCCTTCGGCAGCCACCTCTTCGGCTGCGCGCCCGTGAAGAACGGGGCCAAGTCGTGAGCCGCTCAAAGAAGAAGCGCGGCAAGCGCGCCGCCAAGGCCGTCTACGAGAGCACCGGCCTCGCCTACGTTCGCCAGCTCCAGGAAGCCCCCCTCGTGTTCAAGGGGGAGCGGGTCGCCACCACTGGAATGCTGGCCCGCGCCTTCAACGTCTCGCACCGCCGCGTGCAGAACAGCCTTAACAAGGCCCTGAAGCAGACCCGTGAGGACGGCACGCCGAAACTCCGTGAGGGCGAGCACTTCGTCCGGCTGAGCGGCGGCGAGACCAAGGCTCTGCGGGCCGCTATTCAAGCGGGCTCTGGCATGCTCGCTTCCTCAGGCAGCGAGCACAACTCCTTTGAGATCGGCCCGAAGGTCACGCGCCTGACCCTGCTCACGAAGCGGGGCGTGCTGAAGGTCGCGACCAAGTTCTTCGACTCGGACGACGCTGACGACGTTCACGAGGAGCTGATCGAGACCTACCTCACTGTGAAGGAAGACCTCCAGGGCAAGCTGCTTGAGGCGGCGCAGGTGATCGCTGACCAGATCACGGCTCCCCTGCTGCGGCGGCTGGACCTGCTGGAGGACCTGCACAGGGAGGACCGAGCTGCGCGGAAGGCTGCGGCGAGCCGGGCGGCGAAGGATCTCGCGGCGCGGGCCGCGGAGAAGAAGCGCGAGGCCCAGACCTCCAACGCGCTGCGGGAGCTGATCGGTGAGGTGAAGCCGGGGCACTCCCTGGAAGACAACCGGGAGCAGGTCTACCTCTTCCCCGTGGTCTCGCGCACGGAGCTGCTGGAGTTCCTGGCGGCGAAGGGCCTCGTGCAGGAGTTGGCCTGCGCCGCTGGAGGAGCGGCATGAGCCTCACCGACGAGCAGACGCAGCTGCACAAGTTCCTGGCCGCTGGGCTTTCGGCCCTGGGCTACGACGACTGGTATATCGGCCTGAAGCCTGACGAGATCACGGGCGAGACCATTAGCTTCACGGCGCAGGAGTTCACCGACGAGCACCTGGCGCTTGAGGCCCCGGGGCCCAAAATCGAGAGGGGCCAACGGTGGCGGGAACCCGTCACGGGCAAGGTCAGGGTGGTCCGAGGGGTGAGCGCCGACCACGTGACCTTCGACACGGGGACCTGTTCCCCGGTTCACACGGTCAGCATGAGCACCTTCCGGGGGTTTGACCACCACTTGGAGACCCTGCCTGAGCGGCCCAAGGACGTTCGGATCGAGTTCGCTGAGGACGAGGTCACCCAGGTGGTGTTCGACTACGAACCCGCCGACTCCTGCTACGTCCCCGAGGACGAGTTCCACGACGCGATTGGCCAGCCACCCCTTGAGGCTCTCAGAGCCGAGCTCAAGCGCTTGAAGACCGCCAAGGCAGACGCCATTGCGGTGCTAGAGGGTCTCCTTGAGGCCAACCGGAATCGGGTAGACGAGCTGACGGTGCTCCTCAGCCAGGCCGGTGTTCACCTCCAGGGCAGCCTCGACGCCAACGACGCCCTCAAGGCCAAGCTCCGCCGCAGCAAGGCCAAGCGGGCCAAGCTGAAGCGGCAGCGGGACGAGGCGCGGGCTGAGCAGAGCGAGATCGTTGGCGACTGCATGGCGCGCGAGAAGGGCATAGTGGCGCGGGCCGAGGCGCGAGTCGCCACTCAGATCGCGGCGTGGCTCATGGAGATCGGACAGGCCTACAGCGCAGCTCGCGTCCGCGACTGGATCAAGGCCCCCAAGCCCGAAGCCCCCGAGGCCCCAGCCGGCGCGGCGGAAGGCGAGAGACCGCAGGCACACAAGTGCTGCACGCTTGCCTTCGCCCACCACGGCGAGTGCCTGCCGGCTGACGCGGAGCCGTTCTAGTGCGCCGCCGCAAGCCGAACAAGCGCGCCCGGGCCGCGCGCCGAGTCGACCCTGCCCAGCCCTCGCAGGCCTGCCCCTGCCCCCTCTGCCACGGGAAGCGGCGGGTCTGCCGCGGCTGCAAGAGCACGGGGCGAGTTTCGCCGGCGCGCGCGAAAGAGCTCATGGCTCTGCGGGAGGGAGCGTGAGCAGCTACGGAGAGGGTGAGCTTTGGCACTGGGGCTCCGCTAGCGAGCAGATCCGCGTCCAGGCCGGGCGAATCGCCGAGCTCGAGCAGGACAACGCCGCCCTAGCGAGCGAGGCCCAGCAGCTCAAGAGGCAGCTCAGCGACCGCGACGCCGAGGCGAAGCAGTTCAAGGCCGAGATCGGCCGGCTGCACGACGAGCTGGCCGACGCCAAGCGCAAGGTCGAGCTCCAGCGCAAGGCTTGCCAGCTCCTCATGAACGGGAACCTGGGCGAGCTGGCCACCGAGGCGGCGCTGAAGGCCGTGCGAGGTGAGGAGTGAGCGGCTCGGAAGGTGACCTGGACCTGGTGGTGCGTGGACTGCGGGTCGCCACTGTGGCAATGGCTCGCGTCCTGGCCGAGGAGTTCATTGCCGCGGGTGGCGAGAACTTCGTCCACACAGTGATCCTGGGCGCCCCCGAAGAGGTCGGACCGCTCTACCTCTCAGTGCAAAGGGTAGAGGGGAAGACCCCTGGCGAACTGGTGCAAGAACTCAAGGCTGAGCTTGCCTCCGCCCGCGAGGAGATAGCCCGGCTGAAGTCCGAGGCACAGGACACGCAGGGGCACTCCGCTCCAGCTCCGCCCGCCGCTCCCTTCTAGCGACACCGACTCGCTGACCAGCTTCGGCTGATCCCCCACGGCTAGGGGTGTTCCCTGGCCCGGCCTGGGGTCGGGGTGTGCTCGTGCACCTCCGGCCCCGGGTCTTCTCCCACCTCACGACGACCACTTAAGGCCCCTGCTGCGGGCCAGGGCTACCTCTGTGCCTGAAGACGACGAACCCGAGCAGTTCCTGCTGTTCCCCGACGCCGAGCTCCCGCCCCTGGGCGTGCGCTGCCTCGCGTCGTCGGTCGGGGAGTTGCTGCAACTTTACTCGCTGCGCTGGTTTTCGTTCGCGGACTACCAGCGAGACACGGGTCGGGGTGCGCACGGCGAGCAAGTCGATCCGAAGACCCTAGAGCGCCGCTGGAACCGCCTGCGGGTTGCGCTTGTTGACCACGCGGCTCCCTTCGAGGACCGCACGACCGACGCCGAGGGAGAGGCCCACAACAAGCTGCTAATGCGCTTCACGAGGGAAACGCTCGCCTGGCGCGAAGGCGTCCTGCCGGCGCGAGCAGACGAACGCTTCGTGGACGAGGACGACCGCGAGGACCACGGCGAGTTCCTGGCCGACGACGACAGCGAGGCCGCTCGCGCTCTGTGGCGCGAGCTGGAAGACCGCCTCTTCGGCGACGACGACTTGTAGCAATACCTAACCAACCCACTACCGCACTGCCAACCCCACAAGACCTACCTCATGAACTACGACGATCTTCCCGCTCCCAAGATCCCGAGCCACGCGGACCACCCGCCTTACTACTGCTTCCGCTGCCCGCCGAGCGGCCCCACGAAGCCCAACACGCCGCAGCTCCTCCCTGGGAAAGAGCTCGGCCGCTGGGGCTGCCCCACCTGCCGCACCTCTCACCTGGGCGGGATCAACCCGGGTGGGCGCCCTCCGGCTCCTGTCGCGACCCAAGGCCTGGCCTACGTCGAGGCCAACTTCGCCGTCGACCCCTTCGCCACCGCCGACGAGCCGGCAGCATGAGCGCGCTCGCCAGCCCAGGCCTGCTCAAGGATCACGAGTGGCACCAGAGCGACGTGGGGCAGCTCCTGCGCTGCCCGCGCGCCTTCGCCCTCCAGCACGTCGAGAAGCGCGGGCGCGACCACGAGGTCAGCGGCTACGCGGCGCCCCTCGGGACGGCGGATCACGCCGCGATCGCCTGGGGCTTGGAGCGCCTCAAGGGCGGGCTCGACGTCGACAAGGACAGCCTCCTCGACGCGGCGCTTGAGGGCTTCGAGGGCGCCGTTGAGCGCGCCCACCAGCAGGGCGAGCACACCGACCCTGAGGGCCTGGAGCGCGCGCTGGAGCAGCTCGAGGGCGTGCGCCTGGAGCGTCTCCAGCGGCTGCTCGCGGACCCGCGGGTGCTGGCGATCGACTGGCGAGGGGTCGAGGCCGAGTTCGACCTGCACGCCGGCGGGCGGCACTGGGCCGGAACGATCGACGCCTGGGGGGTCGCCACCCGGGACGTGCCCTGCTTCGGGAAGGACGGGCGCGAGGAGGTCGGCCTGCGCCGCGGCGAGCACGTCCTCGTGGACTGGAAGACGGGCAGCGCCACGCCGCTGGGCTTCATGGCGCGCACGCTCAGCACGCAGCTCGCGATCTACCAAATGGCCCTCGCGCCGCAGCACCCAGGCGTCCAGTGGCGCGCCTTCCTCGCGCACGTCCAGGACCTCGACCTGAATCAGCGCCCGAAGGACGCGGCTGGCGACTTCATTCCGAAGCGGATCAAGCAGCTCAACCCAGCCTTCGCCGACGCCCTCGGCATGGAGCCCGACGAGGCCGCCACGAGCCGCAAGCGCCCGAAGGACGCCTTCGGGAACGGGATCCCCAAGCGGATCGAGCGGCTGAACCCCGCTTGGAAGGCTGCCGCCAATCAGCCAAAGGGCCCGCTCTTCCACGAGTGCCGCGTCGCCTGGCCCGTCGTGCTCACCACGATCCAAGCCGCGCTCCAAGCCGCCGAGGCCGGGCTCTTCCCCGCGACCGGCGCCGCTACCGGGGGCTGTCTTCGCTGCCCCTACCGCTCTACCTGCACCGAAACCCAACCCCAGCCCAAGGAGGGCTAACCCCATGACCGCATTCACCGAGACTCAGCTCGACGTCCTGACCGAGGAGCGGCTCCAAGCCGAGAACAACGAGGCCACGGCCAAGCGCCTGAAGGAGCTGGGACACCCCGCCTTCGCCAACTGGCGGCCGGCCGCTGGCGTCCCCGACCTCGGCGCAACGGCCACCGAGCGCTTGCTGCCCGCCGCCCAGGCCGAGGTGAGTGGCACCACGGCTCTCGACCAGCAGCGCGCGGGCGTCGTCGAGGGCATGGAGGGCCTCGGGCAGGAGGACTACGTCGTCCCGCGCCTGAAGCTCAAGCACGACCAGACCAAGGACCCGGACGGGATCGGCATTTCTGAGATCCCAAATGGTGAGTGGTATATGTCCACGGACCCGGGTGGGCACTCGCCCCACAAGCGGGTTGCCTTCCTGGACATTCGCCCGCAGCGGCGCTTCGCCCTTGAGGGCTTCAACGAGACCTTGCGCCAGGTCCAGGTCGAGAAGCTGGAGGTCAAGTACCGCCTGGACATTCCCGCCAAGGACAAGCTGGGCGTGTTCTGTCACTCGCTGGACCGGGTCACCCCCGAGCCCTGCGTTGATCGGGACGGCAACGAGGTCCACACCGGCCTGAACAACGGCAAGTGCAAGGGCTGCCCCCACGCCGAGTGGCGGCGCGTTGGCTCGTCTCGCCAGGTGGACTGCGGGATTCTCTACCGCTGCCTCGTGGTCGATCTGGACGAGGGCGGGCCCGCCTGGCTGGAGGTCAACGGCTCCGCGGTTCGCGGCTTCAAGTCGGCCCTGACCACGCTTCAGCTCAAGGTCCGCCGCTCCAAGCTTCCGATCTGGGCCTTCGGCTTCACCCTCGGCAGCACGAAGAAGCGGAACGGGAACGGTGACGAGTTCTTCGTGCCGACGTTCGGGCGCCCCGAGCCCCACAACGACGACCCTCAGGACTACCGCGACCTGCGCGCCTCTCTCCTTGGGGGTGCCGAGTGAGCTCGATCAAGGCCACGATCAAGAGCCACAAGGCGACCAAGGACTCGTGGGGAGTCGCCTGGGCCGACCTCGAGGACCCCGGGGCTGACCCGCCCTCGGGGGTGGGGGCCGGCTCAGACGTCCAGGTCGTCGGCGGCCAGATCGCCCTCGCCGCGCCCGGGGAGACTCTGCAGCTCGAGGGCGAGTGGGAGCACAGCGCGCGCTGGGGGCTGCGCTTCCAGGTGCAGGTCCAGATCTCGCAGGGGGTGACCTCGCCTGAGGGCCTGCGCCGCTGGCTGGAGCGCCTCGACGGAGTGGGGCCCAAGCTGGCCGAGGCTCTGTGGAAGGCGCACGGGGAGGGCCTCGTCGCCGTGCTCAAGGGCGAGGTCGAGGCGGACCTGACGCTCGTGAGCGGGATCGGCGCCGACCGCGAGAAGCTGATCCGCGAGAGCTTCCTGGAACTCGAGGCTGGCGGGGACCTGGAAACGATCCAGTTCCTCGAGCGGATCGGCGCTTCCCGCTGGGAGCAGGGCAAGATCGCGGGCTTCTGCAAGGCCGGCAAGCTCGACGCGCGCCACCTCCTGGAGACCGCGCCCTACAAGCTGACCACCGTCAAGGGCCTCGGCTTCCTGCGCGTGGACAAGCTTGCGCGGCATGCGGGGGTCTCGCGGGAGGCGCCTGGGCGGATCGAGGCCGGGACCCGGCACATGCTCGGCGATCTCGTGCAGGCAGGCTCCACGGCGATTCGCCTGGGCCGCCTCGCGCGCCAGGCAGCGGGCGATCTCCTTGGCGTGGACTCCACGCTCGTCATGGACGCGATCAGGCGCCTTGAGGCCAGCGGCGACGTCGTGATCGAGCGGGACGACCAGGGCGTCTCTTGGGTGCACCCGCGGGAGCTGATCGAGGCCGAGCGCGTGATCTTCGCGGCGGCTGTGGGGGCAGAGGGGCGCGCGCCGGGCGGCTACCGGGAGGTGGCGCAGGAGCTGGCGAGGGACCCTGGCGAGGCCGTGGCAGAGGCCGTCATGGACGCCAACACGGCCCTGCAGCTCGCGCAGGAGAGCGCTCCCGGCGTGACCGAGCTCATGGGCGACTGCGGCTGGCAGGACAGCAAGGAGGGCTCCTGGTGAGGAACAGCAAGATCGAATGGACGGATCACACGTTCAACCCGTGGATCGGGTGCACGAAAGTGAGTCCCGGGTGCGCGCACTGCTACGCCGAGAAGCGCTCGCACCGCTTCCCCGAGCAGGGCCAGTGGGGGCCAGGTGCGCCTCGCAAGCGCACGAGCGAGGCGAACTGGAGGAAGCCGCTGTCCTGGGAGCGAGCAGCCAAGAAGGCGCGCAAGGACTGGGGGTCTGACCCTGACCTTCAGTGCTGCGACGGCCATGCTTGTGGGTGCAGGGGAATGCCTACCGAGCCCCCGCCGCCCCCGCCGCGCGTGTTCTGTGCCTCGCTCGCGGACTGGCTCGACCCTGAGGTTCCTGCCGAGTGGCTGGCCGACCTCCTGGCGCTGATCGAAGCGACGCCGCACCTCGACTGGCTCCTGCTGACGAAGCGACCCGAGCTTTGGAGGGAGAGGCTGGGTGAGGCGGCAGACGCGCGAACTGGCGTGGACGCTCCTGGGGCTCAATTGTCTGAGCGGTGGCTGGCTGGTGACGCGCCGAACAACGTCTGGATCGGGACCAGCGTCGAGGACCAGCAGCGCGCTGACGAGCGCATTCCTGCCCTGCTTCAGATCCCGGCGCGGGTGCGCTTCCTGTCATGCGAGCCGTTGCTGGGCACCCTTCGGCTTCCGCCGCTCAGAGAGGTTTGCTGTGTCGGTCGTGCTGTTGAGCCGTGCAAGGACGATCGCCGCTGCGGATCGCCGCTGGTCCATTGGGTGATCGCTGGCGGCGAGTCAGGGCCCAAGGCCCGCCCCATGCACCCCGACTGGGCTCGCTCGCTTCGGGACCTGTGCGACGAGGCCGGCGTGCCGTTCTTGTTCAAGCAGTGGGGAGCCTGGGTCGAAGTTCCAGAGGGGACTGCTGGCGGGAAGTGGGTTCGCGAGGACGGCCTGGCCCACGACGGCCTCAAAGGCTGGCCTGGCTGGGCCTACATGGCGGAGGTCGGGAAGAAGAAGGCCGGCCGCCTCCTCGACGGAGCAGAGCACAACGGGGTGCCCTCATGATCCTCACAGAAGAACAAGAGGCCGCGGTCTCCTTGGTGGCTAACCACATGCCACCGCTTTGCTGCTGGACCGGCGGCCCCGGCACCGGCAAGAGCGCCACGCTCAAGGCCCTGCTGAGCCGGCTCCAAGGCAAGCGTGTCGCGCTCGCGGCGCCCTCAGGCAAGGCCGCGCAGCGCATGGAGGAGGCCACCGGCAAGGAGGCCAAGACCCTACACCGGCTCATGAAGCTGCACCCGGGAGCCCTTGGTCCCGAGCCGATTCGGGCTGACGTGCTGGTGGTCGATGAGTCTTCAATGATCACGTCCTCCCTGCTCGCACAGGCCATGCGCGCCGCCAAGCGAGGGGGCGTTCAGACGGTGCTGCTCGTGGGGGACGCTGATCAGCTCCCTCCCGTGGGCCCTGGCTGTCCCTTCCAGAACCTGCTCACGAGCAAGGTCTGCCCCACGGTGCGGCTCACGAAGATCCACCGGCAGGCTGAGGAGTCGGGGATCGTGCGCGCGGCTCACGAGATCGTGCGCGGGATCGAGCCGAGCTTCAATGAGGTGGACTTCCAGCTCGTGGAGACGCCGGAGGCTCAGCACGTTCCGGCCGCGATCTGGGACCTCGTCTGCAAGGAGGGTCTCTCGATCACCGAGAGCCAGGTGCTCGCGCCCCAGCGCAACACGGCTTGCGGCGTGGAGGAGATCAACCGCTACATGGAGGAGCAGCGGGTCAAGGCCTTCAGCCAGCCCGAGCTCGCGCCCGCGCCTGTGGTCCGGGGCTCCTTCCGCAGCGGGACCAAGGTCCTGCATACGGAGAACGACTACGACCTGGGCGTCTTCAACGGAGAGATCGGCTTCGTCAGGGAGGCCACCCCGGGCGAGGTGATTGACCCTTCGGCCAAGGGCAAGCGCGCCCGCCGCCTGGACGAGCTCCGGGTGGAGATCGCCGGCGGGGTCAAGCTCTACAAGGGATCTGCGATCCGAATGCTCAAGCCCGCCTGGTGCCTGAGCGTCCACAAGAGCCAGGGCTCCCAGTGGGACGACGTGATCGTCGTTTGCCACCGGAGCCACACGCGCATGAACACCCGCCGCCTGCTCTATGTGGCCACCACGCGCGCCGCCAAGCGGGTCTGGGTCGTCGGCACGCGCTCCGCCGTCGCCAAGGCTGTGCGCAACGTGCAGGACGCCAAGCGCGAGACCTGGCTGGCCAGGAACCTCGCAAGGGAGGTCGCGTGAGCGAGGTCTACGACCGGCCGCGGTGGCTCAGCAGCGCCCGCGCGCGCAACGGTGCGGCGAAGTGCGACCGCGACCTGGCCACCGAGGTTCTGGAGTTCGATCACCAGTTTGGGCGCGAGTGGGTGACCAGGCGCGAGTGGTGCGACCGGAATATCGGCGAGACGCTCATGGACACCGCCGCGCGCCGCTGGCTTCGGATCAAGAAGCGCCTGCGAGATCGATCCAGAGAAGCAGGCGGGCCCCTCTACGAGGAGCGGAAGGAGCTGAGGCTCGCGATCCGCTCTGGCGAGCTGCACGAGGTGCTGGAGTTCCGCCTCCTGCCCCTGGCGCTGGCCTGGGCCGAGGACGTGCTGGCGCGTGCCAGGCAGCTCCCAGCTGACGAGGTGGACCAGATCGAGGCCGAGGGGCCGCAGTGGACAACCGAGGGCCTTGAGGCCTTCTTCGCGGAGGCAGCGTGAGGATCCTGGCACTCGACTTGGCCACCAAGACCGGCTGGGCGGCCTGGGAGGGCTCGCTGGTGGCCTCTGGCGTGCAGTCCTTCCCCAGCTCGCGAGGCGACTCGCTGGGAATGCGGCTCCTGCGCTTCCGCGGCTGGCTGCGGCGGGTCTGCGACGAGTTCGGTGCCGACGTGATCGCGCACGAGCTCTCGATCGTCGGCCCGCGCGCCAACAAGCTCGCGATCGACATGGAGGCGCTGATCCGCACCGAGTGCGCAGCGCGGGGGATCGAGAACGTCGGTGTCGCGGTCGGCACCCTCAAGAAGCACGCGACGGGGAACGGCGGTGCCGGCAAGCCGGCCATGGTCGCGGCTGCGGCCAAGCGCTGGGGGGTCGAAGTCCAGGACGACAACCACGCCGACGCCCTGTGTGTACTGGCGTGGGCCATGGACGAGATCGGGGAGCGGGCCAAGTGACCGCGCCCGCGCCGGCGGCAGCTCCCGCCAACCCACAGCGCCCGCCGCGCCCCAGCGCAGTCGAGATCCGCCGCGCAGTCGACGTGCTGTGCGGCCCGCTCTCCACCTCCAACGTCGTCGAGCTGCGCGCGCTCGGCGCCGACTTCGGGGGCCGCGGCTACAAGGCCGACTTCGGGGGCTTCTTCTCAGACGCTGACAAGCTGACCAACGAGGCCGTGAAGCTGAGCCGCGCGGGCGCCGCGGTCTACGTGACCCTGAATCCGCCCGAGCCCGCGCTGCTCTCCCGCGCCGTGAACCGCGTCCAGAAGCAGGGCAAGCGCTCGCTGCTCACGAAGGACGCGGAGGTGGCCTGTCGCCGCTGGCTGCTGGTGGACCTCGACCCGAACCGGCCGACGGGAGTCAGCGCCACCGACGAGGAGCTCGCCCTCGCGGAGGCCCTGGTGGAGGAACTCCTCGTCGCCCTCGTCGAGGAGCGTGGGTGGCCCCTGCCCGTGACCGGGATCTCGGGGAACGGCTGGCACGGGCTCTGGCGGATCGACCTTCCGAACGACGCCGAGGCGCTCGCCCTTGTGAAGGCCGTGCTTGAGGCGCTCAGCGCGCGCTTCAGCACGGCGCAGGTCAAGGTCGACACCGGCGTGTTCAACGCTTCGCGGATCACCAAGCTCTTCGGCACCGTCGCCAACAAGGGGGACCATTGCCCGGAGGCGGGGCGCCCGCACCGGCTCTCGCGCCTCGTGAACGTGCCCGACTTCGTGGAGGTCGTCCCGCGGGAGGCGCTCGAGCGCGCTGTCGCCGAGTGGGGATCGCCCACCGAGACTTCAAGCCCGCAAACCGCCAAGAAGCCGACGCCCGCCAGCACCAAGGCCGACGCCGCCAAGGTCGCGCGCTCCAAGGCTCAGCTCGCCGAGTGGCTGCAGGCCTGGCACGTCGAGGCCACCGGCCCTCGGCCCATGGGTGGCGGCTGGAAGTGGATCCCCCGCGCGCCCTGCCCGGGGCCCTGCGGCGAGACGGACGGGGCGCAAGTCGTCGGCGTGACCGCCAAGGGCGCCTTCTTCTACCGCTGCCACCACGAGCGCTGCACCTCCGCAGGGATCGCCTGGGCGCACTTCCGAGGGCACTGGGACGCCGAGCACGCCGACAAGCCGCTTCCCGAGGCCTCCCGCGCCGCGCGCGAGCTTGTCGAGGGGCTCGCGGCGCGGGCGCGGGGAGAGGAAGGCCCCGGCGTCGCCATGAGCGCGGCCGCTTTAGAGGCGATCGAGTTCGTCAAGCAGGAGAGCCCAGAGGCCTGGGCCGTCGCGCGCGCGGCACTCAAGGCCGTGCCCGGCGTGCAGATCGCCTCCGTCGAGAAGGAGGCCAAGCGGCGAGCTCGCAAGTTGGCCGTGGAGCAGAAGAAGGCCCAGGGGCGCACATTTATCGAGGTCAGCGGCAGGGTTCACGAAATGGTCGAGGAGTCCGAGAAGGCGCTCGCCAAGTGCTGCCAAGACGTCTACGCCAAGAACGGCTTGCTGGTCAGGGTTCGCCGCGACGAGTCGATCGAGGGCATGCCAGAGGACGTGATCGAGCCGATCCCCTACGGGGCCCTGCCGTCTCACATGACCAGGGCAGCCGAGTGGAACAGGCAGACGAAGGACGGCCTCGCGCCGTGCATGCCGCCCCGCGAGGTGGTCTCAGCTCTGCACGTGAAGGGCGTCTACCACCACGTGCGCCGGCTCAGAGGCCTCAGCGACTGCCCTGTGCTCCGGCCCGACGGCACGGTTGCGGACAGCCCCGGCTACGACGCGGCCTCGGGCTACCTGATCTCGTGGCGGGAGGAGTGGCCTGCCGTCCCGCGAGAGCCCACCAAGCAGCAGGCCGAGGACGCGCTCGCCCTCCTGCGCCTCGAGCTGCTCAGCGACTTCCCCTTCATGGAGGAGGCCGACGAGAGCGCGGCCCTCGCCTTCCTGCTGACCCTGATCGCGCGGCCAGCGATCCCGGGCCCCGTGCCGCTCTGGTTCGTAGACGCCGCCAAGTCGGGCACGGGCAAGACCCTCCTCGCTCGCAGCTGCGCCTTCGTGGCCCTGGGCCAGTGGATCGTGCCCATGGAGCCCAGCGCGAGCGAGGAGGAGTTCCAGAAGAACCTCACCTCGCAGTCCATGGAGGGCGAGCGCCTGATCCTGATCGACAACGTCAACACGGCCTTCGGGAGCGCGACCCTCGACGCCGCCGTGACCGCTGGCGTGCGTCGAGCCCGGGTCCTGGGGGTCTCCCGCACCGTGCGCACCCGCGTGCCGCTGATCGTCGCCACGGGCAACAACGTCGCGATCCGCGGGGACATGGTGCGGCGCTGCGTGCCCGTGCATATCGGCTGGCCCAACGGGAGCCCCTACAGGCGGACTCGCTTCAGGCACCCCTCGCTCAAGCACTACCTCGAGCACGACCGGCCGCGGCTGCTCACGGCGGCCCTGACGATCCTGAGGTGGCAGATCGCCTCGGGCTACCCGCAGGCCGACCTGCAGGCCCTGGGCAGCTTCGAAGCCTGGAGCGCCCTCGTCCGCAACGCCCTCGTCTGGCTCGGCATGCCCGACCCGATCGCTCGCCAGGAGGAGCTCAGGGACGCCGACCTGGCTCACGAGGACCTGCGCGTCCTCCTCCACGCCTGGATCGACGCCATGGGCGAACGCTGGGTCAGCACTCGCGATCTCGCTTCGACGCCCCGAGAGGAGCTGCGGGACGCGCTGATCGGGCTGCAGCCGAAGGGCTACCGCGGGGACCTCTCGCCCAGAACGATCTCGTTCGTGCTGCGCAAGTTCGTGGACAACGAGGCCGACGGCATGCGGCTCGAGCGCGGGAGGAAGACCAAGACGGGTGTCGAGTGGCGGGTGCAACGGGTGACCGAGCAGACCGAGCGGTGATCTCGTCACGCCTCGTCACCGGTTTGCCGATCTCGTCACCTCGTAAACCCTTTGATTCCAGTGTTTCGGTGACGAGGTGACGAAATGACGAGGAGTTCCCCCCTCTGCACTGGCCAAAAGGAAACCCCAACACACTTTCCCTATGGGCGGAGGGGTGGAACCCCCGTCATTTCGTCATTCTCGTCACCAGGCCTTGCTGACAAAGGACTTAAGTGGTGACGAGAATCCAAACCGGGTGGTCACCGGTGACCACCTCCGCCTGAAAGAGAAGATTATGAACAGAAGAAAAGCAAAGCTGACGCCCTCGCTCTCGCGCTGGATCGCCCAGCGCGTCGCCGACCAGAGCTACGAATGGAGCCGCGAGCTCTTCGAGGAGTTCTGCTCTCGCGAGCGCCTGACCCGCCCGCGAGACCCCCGCTGCGCCTCCGCCCTTTGGTATCGCAACACGGGCTGCAGCCGCCGGCCCAAGCTGCCCTGGCACACCTGTCGCGGCGGCGGTGGTGTGCTTGATCACGTCGATTTCTTCGAGCGCGCGGACGGCTCCCGCGTCATGACGGCGCAGCCCTACCCCTGCAACGTGGGCAAGCTGGAGACGCTCACTCTCGACGACCCCGCCAAGATCCGCGGCCTAGAGCGGTTCGGCGCCTGGGTCAGCGTCAAGGCCTACCCAGCCGAGCAGAGCTTCTACTACCCCGGCTCCACGCTGCTCCTGGTGATCGAGCCCAGCGTCTTCCCGCCCACAGCCGCCACTTGGCGCGCGGCCTTGGCGAGGCGACGACGCGAGTTCTCCGCATGACCCGCGAGGCAACCTGGCAAGAGCTCCTGGCGATCCTCAGCGCCCAGGCTCCCGAGCTGGGCGGCGTCGTCGTCGTGGGCCTCTTCGTGACGCTCTGGGTGGCTGTGGTGCTGCGAGAAGAGCAGCGGGCGGAGGACGCGTGAAGACTCACGAGCTCAGGACGTGGCCCGTCTACTTCCGTGCCATTCAGCAAGGCCTGAAGACCTTTGAGGCGCGCAAAGACGATCGCGGGTTCAAGGAGGGCGACGCACTCCTGCTGCGCGAATACGACCCCGAGGAAGACTCGCTCCCCCCAGGCGAGCGCTACACCGGGCGGGATTTATTGGTGCAGGTGACCTACGTCCTCAATGGCGGCCACTTCGGGATCGAGCAGGGTTGGTGCGTCATGGGATTTCGGCGTGTTGAGGAGGGTTCGTGAGCGATCAAGACCCAGGCCGTGCCTACCGCATGCACAGGATCTGGAAGAGGAGGGTCCGGGCTAACCCCATGGGCTGGTGCGGCCGAAAACTCGGCCAGGCAAGGCTCCTGTGGTATGTGCTCTGCCACCTCTTGGGCTGGGACAGATACAGCCTTCCTTTGATAGGGGCCTACTGCGAGTGGCACTTCGAGAAGCCAGTCAAGACCACAGTGGCCAGGCGCACCACGCCTAGCAGCCTCCCTGGCGGAGACCCGGTCGCATGACCCCGCCCCGCTCCTGCTCGGGCTGCATGAAGCCGCCCCTGCCCCACCGGCACCCCCTCGAGGCCACGGGCCGCGACGGGCACCGAATCGCCTTGTGCAGGGAGTGCCTGGCGGCTGTGGAGGAGGCGACCAACACGAAAGGATCCACCCATGAGCAAGACTGAATTCTGGACCGAGGGCAAGATCTGGCTGGCCTGCATTGTGGTCTGCCTCGCCTGCCTTGCCGCTGTCGTGGGGCCCGCTGGCGCCTCGCGAGCCCTCAGGGGCTGGAGCGCCAAGGCCTACGGGTCTGACTGGCTCGTCGTGCAATACACGCAGAGCGGAAGCGTGATCTCGTCCTGGGAGCTGCACGGCAAGAGCGTCGGCAACGAGACCAGCAGCGACGGGATCTACTTCACCGACGACACGGGAAACGTCGTCCACCTCTCGGGGCACTACGTCTACGTGGAGGTGGCTGGCGACTGGGCAGCGGCACGCTCGCGCTTCCTGCCCAAGAAGTAGCCGCAGCCCGTACAGACCGCCGCCCAGGACCAAGCGCGTCCGCCTGACCCTGGGCAGCAGGGGGAGAGTGAGCTCTAGGCCTAGTTCAGCTCGGTCACAATGATCGTGCTGTCCCAGTTCAGGGCAGCAGCAGGGAACTGGCCGCGAATGTCGAGCGCCTCTCCGGACGCGAGATAGATCTCCTGCGTTCCTGCAAAACGCATGTTCAGCGTGCCAGCAGCGCTGACCTGCTTGACCGCAAGCCAAGGCGTCTGCGCCACGGCGTCGATATAGGCGTGGACACGAAGCAGCGTGTTCGCGCCGAAGCTGTAGGTCCCGTCGAGGCCAATGAAGACGTGCACCAGGAGCGAGATATCCTTGTTCGCGGTGTATTTCCACTGCGAGCTCGTGGTCGTGATCGTGCCGCCGGTCAGCGTGTTCTCGACCTGGGTCGCGCACTCGAGGATCACGGGCGTGCCCACGGAGATTGCCTGCGAGGAGGCGGTGTATTTGGCGCGCGGACGCTTGGTCAGCGTGGCGGGAGGGGAGCCCTGTGGCGGATACCTCACCGCGTCACCTCGAGGTCAATCGTGAGGCGGCTGAACGTGGCAGCCGCGCCGTCAGGGCGGATCGCGTAGCTGTAGTTCTCGATACAGGGGATCTCGAAGGAGTAGTTGGCTCCTGCTGTGGGGGCCGTGCCTCCGTTGAGCGTGTGAACCTGCCCGTTGAGGTCGTCAGCGTCGGTCTCGAAGACCTCGACGGTGGCGGCCCCGCTCTTGGTGAAGTTGATCACCAAGGTGCCGTGTGAGTCGGGGGTCACCTTGGCGGCCTCGTTGCCGTCCGGGGTCGCGGACAGGTTGAAGCCTGAGTAGAGCCGCTCGAGTGTTGGGCCTGCCATGAGGGCCTCCTTGTGGGTGAGCGTGCAGCCTTGCTCAGCGCTCCGACCGGGGCTGCGGGTAGGGGGCTAGGCCCTCGATGGTTGTCTGTGCGTGCGCTGTCCGCGTCAATCGCCTTGCTTGCCAGGGGGTGCCCCCTGTTGGGTCCTCCTGGGCGTTTGTGGATATGCGGGCGTCTA